CTGAACAGTAGAGAATCTTCTGCGCCACCCCACCTAGTCGTTTGGGACTTCGTCCACAGCCAGCTCGATGTCAATCGGGAATGCCTTTGCGAACTCTCCGACCACGTAGAGGTAAATGTCGGAACGGTCACGAGCGAGCTGTGCAAACCTTCGCGCTGGATTGATTTCGCCATCACCTGGCTGAACCACATAACAACGCGCCATGATCATGAGAATCTGGAGCATCTGAGCGGGAAACTCAGGGAATGCAATCTTCAGCATTTTCTCGACTTCAGGTCTCGGAAACAGGTCCGCTGCCTTTGGTTCACGGAATGTGATTGAACCTGGCGCCCCGATGAAGCGCTCGATGTCAACTACATGATTCGGTCGACCTTCAGCCTTTGGAATATTATCGAAGATTGATTGACTCATTATGATCCTGACAGACCAGTTATTCCGCTTACACCAAGTTTGATGGTCGCAGTCTCGGTCTGTGTCTCCTCTGGGGTTAGAGATAGTCCTGTTTCCGTGACCATACCAAAGTACTTAAGCACAGCGCCTGCCACCGAACCAGCACCATCTAAGTCTACATCAATTTCGCATCCATACCCGAGCTTGCTTGTAAAGAGAGGGCCAAGAGCGCTATCTACATACAGTTCAAGGTTTACTGTTCCTGTTTGTGTCGTTGGTAGTGATGCTTCGTAGACAGCGCAAAGTGCTGTAGCGTTGACCATATTCTGGCTAATTGTGGTCGAGAATGACTTTGCCAAACAAACCACCGATGTTGCGGTGGTGCTCGGGAGTGCAATCGTGTCACCCGTCAAAACGGCAGCGGTGAACGTGATGGTGAGTGTTACATCTTTGGCGAGAAGCGGACGGGACATGTGGTTATACCTCTGGAGTTATTGTGGCAACGTATGTCTGAGCGATGCCATTATCGACGCGACCATCCTGACTGACGTCCACAGATGATGAAACCGATGTACGATTCAGGAAGAAGACAGGAGTCGTGGAATTCACGGTCTGTCGGTTTAGTAGTGTATCGATTCGGTCGACGATGGCCTTGACACGCGCCATCGAGACTGCACCGCTTTGCGTATCCCAGCACCACACCTGATGGACAGATGTGGTCATAATGCGACCGCCACACAAAGGCTTTGTGTCTTCTTGGCCACCATCAGTATGACGCACCACGATGTACGGAACCTGTGGCTGTCGCAGACTGATCGGGTCCTTCTCCGGAGCTATATACAGGTATATGCCCTGCTGGTAGTTCGGTGCGCGATTGTCGACCGCCATCAGGTCCTGAAGCGTAGCGTCAGCTGTGAGCGTGTCATAGATCCACTCATCGACGACTAATGACTCAACCATTGAAGTACTTCCTCACCACGCCTGTGAAAACATTCCATGCCTTCGTGGATGCTGGTATCGCAAACGGTCTATTTTTCTGAAACTCCAAGATCTTGCCATAAGGAGCTGCGATGCTGATGAAATACTCGTAATTGGTGACCTTATTGATAGTAATCGATGTCCGAAGAAATCCAGTTCGCACAGCTGGTGCTTGTCCTGGCGCGGATGATTGATAGACTGTCCCGCCGACCTTGTACTTTCGTCCTGACTTTGCGCCTGTCATGAGCGCGATCATGCCAGTGTACGAAGCGCTCACTGCATTCTGGAGAAATACAGATAGCATGCGAAAACGCTCCTCTGCGTCGTCAAAGCCTGATAGGTCGACCTTGACGGTCACGGTGCCATGACCTCGATGAGCAGTGGACCGAAGCGGCGCACGGTAGTCGAGACAGTGAAGGACAAAGTCAAGCGCACGACAGCTGCTGTTGGATAGGCAGCAGGGTTAAGGACCGTCACAATCCCCTGTGAGCTGAGAGACTTCGTGAGTGTGGCTGTTCCTGTCACGAAACTATACGCGACGCCTGTGGCAGCATTCGTGTATGTCGCCGCGAGAGTGCCTGTCGTGATGTCAATCGGAGACCCGTTGTCATCGACCAGGCGCACCACGTACGTGTGCCAGTCTCCGGTCCAGGCCGCGATCTGCATGACCTGTTCCGGATCTTCGGTTATCTGAAGGATGTTCACACTCATACTGGCCTCACATAAAGTCGAAGTGGTCCAAAGATCTGCGTGTCGGTCGCGCCTGTTGTCCTGGTCACAGTCACAGTGTACGTGCCAGACGTGTTTGTGACCGTAGTCGTCAAGCCGAATGATAACCGACCATTGTCCGCATACGTCGCAGTGCCGCTGTATGTCGCCACGAGTGTCCCCGTTGAACTGTAGACCTTAGCCGATGTTGTCGCACCTGTGATGTCGATGCCAGTGCCATTCGCGTCAGTGACCTGAACATCGATGCTCGTGGCAGTGCCCACATTGACATCGAGCGGCTGATCTGCTCCGAGGCCATCAGCGAGGAGTTGATAAGGTCCGATGTGAACGCTGGTCGCAGCTGACACTGGCGTCAACAGCTCCGCGCTGATGTAGTCTGTCCCGTTGTGAAGTAGAGCGCCAGACAACTCGGACGCAGCTGCTGTGCTGTCTACAATCGCGTGGACGTTAGCCTGTATGTGGTTTGATGTCCCGACATCCGCTGGCCGATTGTCGACCGTTGTTTTTAGTGTTCGTGCTCCAAACGTGCTTGCTGTTGTGTGCGAGGTGTACGGCTCATCCCATACCGCTGCGGCTGTCTGCGCTGAGGTCAAGCCACCAGATGACAATTTGACCGTCATCACCGCACCGTTCGTGCCAGAGGCACCTCTGACCACAATCGTGACATCGTCAGCACCAGCAGCCAAAGCAGCATCAGGCAAGTCGAGGCGATACACGCCCGGCATGTTGGTTGCGTCTACCTCCGCAAAGCCACCAGATGTCCACGCCTGAGCGATTGTACGGGCTACTAGAGGGATGCTTACAGATGCAGTCCTTGTGCGGTTGTAGCGGGCTGACAGACCGCTTGTGGAGGCTGTAAGACCTGTAGCACCGAGGTAGAGTTCGATGCTTTGTGATGTTGAGCCGGGAGCGATTGTGATGGCTGACGCGTTGCGCTCGGTTGGAAGGTATGGACTAACAGACGCAATGTTTCTGAATGTAACAGCACCTGCATCAGGCGTTGCGCCTGTCCACGTTACACCATAAGCATCAGTAGCAGGAGCCGATGTCGCAATACCAAAGGCTGTATTTCGACTGTTCTGTAACGTACCAAACGGAGCCAAACTACCAAAACCTTGCAATAGGTTTTGACCCAAATCAATCCCAATAAAATCGGAAGTAATCGTCGTTGCATCAGAAGCTACGTTTGTAAGTTGAGTTACGCAGTTGATGATGTTATTGCGCTGTGTTACTTGAAGGTTTGTTGATGCTTGTATACCTGTTGTGCAATAAGACAGTATGTTATTTTGCACTATGTGTTTATCGGTTGTATTCCCGTTAGCAAACAATAAAGCGACATCAGCACTAAGGATAACATTATTCGAAAATAATATTGATGCTATATTTGTACCACTTTGAGCATAACAATAGGCTCCATAAGACCCACCGGGCTGCAATACAAACCTATTATTTGTAAGTTCTACCCCACTAGTCCCAGTGGCACTGCTCGGAAGATAGACGTATACGCCGACCTTACTTCCGTATATAAAAGTATTCTTTATAGAAATTGCATTACCAGTAGCAGATGCAGGTTGAATGTTAATTGCACTTCCGATTGTGCTTGCAAGGTGTATACAGCTGAAAACACACTTGTCAACCGTTACGTTGTTGCCACGAATGTCAAGACCAAAAGTCAAGGAATCTGTTACAGATTCAATGACAACATTCTGTATTGTCGTATATGTTTTACTACCAAGATTTACACGAGTTCCGCCAGCACTTCTGGCAGAATCTGATGTCGCTCCAGTAATACGAACCTGTCCGGCGGTGATTCCACTAAACTGAGCAGCGGATGGATCGCCAGCAATCAAAAGAGTGTTTGTTACACTCGGAGTAACGGTCAAGGTAGGAGACTCACGATAAACGCCGGGGGCAATATACAAAGTATTTGTACCAGCAGTAAGTGTCATGTTTGCAAACGCATACGCAATCGTTTGCCACGCTTGATTTGTGGCTGGCCCAGTTCCTGCGTTTGTATTACTACCGTCAGTACGAACGTAATAAGTCGCCATTATTCGGCATCTCCACTAGCAATCTGTTGAGCCATAATCACTGCAAACTGATTGACGATACCAGTCTGAAATGTTTGATCCTGCTGAACCCACCAATTGTTGACCGATGTTCCATTAGGCCCAAACGTTCCAAGGATGTTCCCGTTGTCATCTTCGATGTCACCAAAGACACGCCAGTCTGTAGACGGTGCTGGTTCCTTCTGAATGTAGAAGTTTTGCAGGTTCATTTGCCCACCTTCAGCGCATTTATGCCCACACCCTTGAACGGCATCGTAAGGAACGCCAGCACACTAGACACCGCAGCGGAGACACCCGCCGCTACCGCCTTCGAGCCGTAGAGTGCAAGCACTGCGCCGAGCTCGGCGAGGTCGTGTGCTTCGCTTGTGCGGATGCCATCACCGAATACCGATGTGAAGGAAGCCACGAAAGCCACGATCACAACGACCACTAACCGCTTGATTGATATGCTGTTCATCGGTTTATCACTGCCTCCAACGCTGAAACCTTGTTTTCAAGTTTACCGAGTCGCTGTTCTATGCGGCGTACTTCCTGCTGTTGTCCATCGAGCGTCGAGATGATGTGTGCCACCTGAGTCTCCAGTCGCGTCAACCTGACCTGCAATGCCACCCAAGCAGCACCAATACTAACCGTCGTAATAAAAGCTTGGATACCGATTTGGACCCACATCTCAGGACTCATACATACACCCCATCAATAACTTCACTCATATCATGGTGCGATTACAGCGAAGCTTGCACCACGCAGTGGATACACTTAACCGTTTGTCCTGGCGCGAAGCGCGATGGTTTGACTGACTGCGTCCGTGTGACCGTAGTCTGATCCGATGACTTCGTAGTATGGCGCCAAGTTCTGAGGATTCCCGGATGTGTAGATTCTGTCATCGGCACGAACTTCGACGTCTGGTGAGCATGTAAGCGTCCATGTACCAGACTGCTCGATCATGCCACCGACCACGCCTTCGGTGTCGCCTGTGTTACTTATGGTGCCACGGATCTCAGCAACCTGTATCCAGTGCTGTGCCACGCCACCGATGCCATCCGCTTGATTGACTGTCCGCCAGATCGCGACACGATCAGAGTACGAATACGCCTGGATCGCGTTCTTGAGCGCCGTGGAATAAGCTGCTGGAATCATACGAACACCATCGGGCTAAAGCGCTTCGCCTGGTCGAGACAATGCTCACGGAGTCCAGCCATCTTCGCATCCACTTGACCGTCCTTTACGTCAATGAGGTGCGTGATGCTCGATGCTTTGCGAATCCATCCCTGTCGTGCAGCTGCGCGGATGTCATATCGTTCCACGTTCGCCGGTCCGATGTCCTGCCATTGCAGGTCTCCTGAGCCATCATTGATGGTGTAGAGGCTGTTGTATGCAAGTTGCGGAAACTCCGGCTCAGTCGTGTCTGATGTACCAGCGATGATGCACTTGTAGAGTCTGCCATTTGCGACTGTCGGAATGATGATGTCGCCATACACATAGGCTGTCGACGCAGTCCAGACAGTCCAGCGAGCGTGGTCATCCACGAGCTGCTGTAGTGCTGTGCTGTCCAGGAACGGGTACTGGTCAGATGCGACCATCCATGCGAGGCGTTCGAGTGCTTGAGTCCTAGTGAGTGACATGTGTACTTCCTAAAAGAAAAAGAGGAACGGGATACCCCGCTCCCCTTTGTGGACGAGAGTCCTACAGACTAGCTAGCAGCAGCCTGAAGGACGATGATGGAACCAGGAACCTGATCGGCAACGGTTGCGGTGACATTCCCAACGTCGAAGCAGTTGAACGCATAGCGCTCGGTGGCCTTGAACGTGAGAGCATCCTCGACAAACTTTACCTGATCGGAAACTTCCACACTGACGCCACGGCGGTCACCAAAGGCCACACCCTTAGAGAGGTCTCCAAGAACTGCGAGCGTTTTGCTTACACCAGTGGCAGATGGCATGTTCTGAACGAACGAGATCGGAATACCGAACAGTGTTGGTTCAGGACCATATGCATTTTGCAGGTCCATGATAGAGTTGCCACCCAAAGCGATAAGCTTATCGGCGACACCGTTGTAGAACACCTGCTTGTGCATATACCAGCGTGGCTGATTTGCATATGGCTGAAGCTTCGCGACCATGCTCTGGAAGTTCGCCAACGTGAAGCTCGAGAGGTTTGTCTGTGATCCAGAAGGACCGACGACCATCGAGGCGATGCTGGAGAATGTTCCAGAGAGTGCCTTAATGCGAGGCATGATTCCAGTGATGGAACCATACGTGCTGGTGCCGTCGCCCTGGAATGCAGCTGCATCCTCAGCCAGTGCGAGACCGTATGCGAAATCCTGTGCCAAAGCAGCACCGAAGTCGATGACGGTGTCCTCGTTAAGTTCCTTGGAGACGATGGTCAGGATGGCAAGTTTCTTCGCCAACAGTTGAACCTGTGAGAAGGTGATGTCGCTCGCGGTGATTGCAGTTGCTTCACCAGGGTAATAAGTCGTGGTGCTGGTCGATGCATTTGGCACGTTGAGCGTGTCAGATGTCATCGGATAGATGCGGCTGTACTTGCGAGCGATTCCGTATTCGTTACGGAGCCAGATCAGACTGGAAGAAACGATCTCAGGGACGGTGTATCCACCGACGTTGTCTGTGCCTTCGACCTGTGACTTGACGCCATGCTCGTTGCACCACTTAGCCGCGGAAGCATTGCCGAGGACCGTGCCACGAACCCACTGTCCAAATGCATAGGCCTTAAAGTTTGCTTCGTCCCTGGTACCAGGGAACGGGTTACGTGTTACTCCGCCAGACTTCCATGGCTCATGCTTTGGTGCTTCGGATGCGACAGGAGCAGGTACGGAACCGAACTCCTTGAGCATGTCGATGCGCTCAGAGAGAGACTTTGCGGATGCGTGAAGGCGATTGGCTTCGGCCATATCTCCGCCGTTGATGAGGACTTCCTTAGCAGCTGCGATAGTAGACTGTCGCTGTGCTTCGAGTTGTTCGATTGTCATTGAGTTAACTCCAAGATCATGAGTTCGCGGAGGAGAGCGTTCTTCGCTTCGTCCACGTTACTCGGTTTGTCGACGATGGAAACATCTTCGCTCGATGCTTCGTCTCGAAGCTCAGCCCAGATGGTTTTGGCGAATCTTGTCGATTCAGCCCTGGAGAGATGTACTGCATCCCGCAGACGTCGCTCCACTTCTCGAATGGATGTCGGTCGCTCGTGCTTTGATTTCATCGATTGCACTTCCGCTACCGGATCCTTTAGGTTTGCTGTCAGTTCTTTAGCCTTCGATGCAAACGCATCGATTATTGCATCGACGTGTCCTCTACCGAGTCCTGCATCGAATGCGGCCATCATGCCTGCACACAGTCGGTCATAGAGTGCCTCAACGCCTTCATGAACCATCTCCTGGTCCAGTTCACCATAGACAGACTCGACGAAGGTTGCGACATCCTCACCAGGCGTGACAGGGATAATCATCTCTTCTTCTTCCATACCATCCTCCATCTCGCCATACATGTCCTTGAGACTCTTGACCATATTCATTGGCTCCGCTGGTGTCGGTGTGAGCGATGCCTCACCGATTGGCCAGCGTGTGATTTCGTAGCGACCATCAGCACTCTTGCGACGCTCGACCATGTGACCTGTTGCGCCGGAGGAATATCCAAGTTTGCCAGACTTTGCGAGGTCGGCAATCATCTTCTGGTATTCGTCAGCCATCTGAATCTGAGCTTCGTACCATAGACCCTTGTCATCCATGGTGATGTAGCCACTACCGATGGTAGACTTCCCGATGTTTTTGTCCTGGCCATGATGGTAATACAGGTTCATCGGAACACGATCGCCAGACTTCATAGGTCGACCGAAATCAGTGCTAGACGTGAAGTAGTCGCCCTCGAGGTCAGCGCCACCGAAGCGCACCAGGTAACCACGAACACGGCCCTTGTCATCGGCCTTGATTGCATCACCAAAGGACACCAGAGTCTGCATCATAAATCCTTCACTGGTACGACCACAGCCTGTGGTCCCCACTGTTCATTCGGAACTACTTTACCGAATGCTGAGAGTGGTGTACCTGTCTCATACAAACGATATCGCGAAGGTCCTAAGACCTGCCGACGATCCGCCTCGCTCAACATACGAAACTGCTCTTCTTTGTCCGGCATTTCTTCCGGTTCATCGAAACTCCCTGGCGGAAGTCCTGCGAGTTCAGCGTACGTCGGCGTGATTGGAATCACCGTACATCTACAGTTTGGATGCGAAGGTACAACATCTGCAACTGGATTCGGGTCACCGTGAAGCGACCAGCACACAGGACACACGTTCACATCCCCCGCTGAGATGCGACGCCAGCCACGCACAATGGACAGATTCGCCTCGAACGTCTGGCGCTGTGCTTCTCGGTTTGCACGAATCATCTCTGTTCGTGCGATGGTAGCAGCTCGTGATGGTGCGAGAGTTTCGTACGTCCGCGCCATGCGTCGTGCGACCTGTAGAGGGTTCAAGCCCTGTGCAATGCCGATAGTCACATGGTCAGCGGAGAATGGACCGATGGCATCAAACAATGCGCCGAGCGGTGAACCGTCAGCGGCGAAGCCGACGACGTTCGTAATGGCCTCGACTGGTAGTCGGTTCCACATCAGATCAGCAGTGAGCGAGACCGAATCAGGGATACCAGCGACTGCTCGCACAAGGTCCTCCTGGATGTCGAGCGACAGCTGTATTGCGCGTCGTTGTCCGCCTGTCGCGATGTCGGTCGCTTGTGGCGCCCAGCGCGTGACCTGCTCAGCCATCTGAGTGTTGAGAGCCTCGAGGCGAAGCATGTACTCGCTGAGGCCACTGATGTCCTCACCTGCTGCCTGTGCTTCCTCTATGGCGGTTGTCACCGCTTCGAGGCGCTGAAGGTTGTCAGCCTGGAGAACACCGTATGTTCGGCGCATCTCCGCAAGTGCTTCGTTCTCACGGAATCTGAGCCGGTTACGGTAGCTCTCGTTTACTTGGTAGATATCAGGCATCGGCGTCTGTCAACTCGTAACCATAGTACGGATGATATGACTTGCCGTTTTCCTTCGGCGCCATGCGCTTGAGAATCTCTTTACGCGCAGCTGTAGCCCAGCGATATCCAGCATCGCCACCCCATGCAGCCCATGCCACACGACCAGCGGATGGATAACCATCCTCACCTGGTCGGAAACCTTCGGCCTGCTTGTCTACTTCGTGTCTGCGGAAAAAGGAATACATCCGAAGGACAGTTGACTCGGATAACTTCTCACCATTGATGATCTGATTTGCCCTGGCCCATGCCACGGCTGTCCCGCCATCACGACCAGCATCACGCCACTCGATGGCGCGCTGTGCTTCTTCCTTCATGTCCTTCGACGGTATGAACTTCAGTCCTGGCTCATCTCGATCGTCGAATGCCTTCGTCTCTTCACGCACCGTGACAGGCAACAGGCCGAGGTGCTGGATAGAGTTGAGACCGACAGCCTGGAGTGCAGCCTCTGGCTCGAAGCCAGCACGAATCAAAGCACCGGCAGCACCGACCAGCTTCGCAGTCTCATCGGCAGTTCGTGCTGTCGAGACTGGCGCAGCATCAGGGACCAAGAGTTCCTGCGCGCCGATCTGAACAGGTACAGCAGTCGGGTGATAATAGCCGAGGTCATCGTCCGATGGCGTCACACCAGCGACACGCTTCGCGGTTGCGAGATCCACGATGCCACTCTTGTATAGTCGCTCCGCTCTCTCTGCGTCCTCGTTCAGATCAGCCTGAAGCGCCGGCACATTCGTCACATCGAACTCGAGATAATCACCAGGCTGAGTTTCCTCATAGTCTGGAAGGAGTGCGATGGTCAAAGCTTCGGCCATCTGACGCATCAACGGAATCATTCCGTCGGTCCATGCCGAACGTGTGGCTTGCTCGAGGTTGCTGTACGTGGCTCTCTCGAGACCGCTGCCGAGTTGAAGGACCAACGGATTAAGACCGATGGCAGCACAGACACGCTCCTCCGGTTTACGACGAATCTCATCGAACGCCATCTCACTCGGTTTGTGGCTTACCTTCTCGACCTTGAATGGTCCGGTCATCACCAGGACAGAACCTGCACTGTCGCCAGTGAAGTCCTGCTGTAGTTTCGCCTTCGTCTGTCGTGCGTCGTCTTCGCTTAGATCTTCGACACCGCCCTTGTAGTCTGGTCCAACCATCATCGATGGCATGCCACCGTGTCGCACCATACCGAATGCAGCTGATGCAGCGACGTTGTCTGTCGCGATCTCGCGAAGAACAGATGTCACAGGAGAGCGACCGAATCTTGAATCCTGTGGATCTCGACCGTATCGGATGTGAATCATGTCCTCGAGCGCGACGTTATAGGACGTGCCATCGACGGTGTACTGGTAATACAGTAACGGATTGACCTTATTGCCAACAGGACGCACCATGTCAGCCGCCAAGTATTGCAGACCAACGACACGACCAGAAACACGCACCTTCCGGAAATAGGCATTTCCCAGGAGTTGATAATCGGGAATAATCCACGACCATACGAGCGATGGTGGAACATTAGGCGTCGGTTGCGAGAGCAGCTGTAGGACCGGATGGTCTGCGATATTCTCGACCTGTCCATCTGGCATCGGTCTTCTGACAACAGGAACACCTTGACTCCAGTTACGGATGTACCAGTCCATGCCGATGGCCACGATGCTGTTGAGCATCAGGTCGCCAGCCTGGTTGCGCCAGTTGTAGTTTGAGCCTGGGAGGTTACGTGTCAGGAGACTCCAAAAGTCACCATTTCCAGTGCCAGTGAAGTAGGACGTCTGTCGCTGTATCAGCGGAGGCGGAAGCAGTGCAGAAGGTGAGGCTGTTGCTTTTCCGAGAAAGCGGTCAAAGAGTCCCATACTTGTATTGTGTCCTTATCATCAATCAGACTGCACCCCATCCACCTACACGGCTGACCAGCTCGTCATATGCATCGGTCAAAGCATCGACGATGTCGTCGTTTTTGCCGAGCGGAAACACGCGAAGTTCATCAAGCAGTTCGCGGTTCCACGAAGCTGTGACCATGTACACGTTTCCACCAGCGACCTGCGATGCGAACGGTTCCGCTCGAACATCCTTCGCACCAGTGACCGGCAGGATGTTCACAGCACTACCATGCAGGAGCCTGAGCATGTGCCTCGCTTGACTCTTGCCAGCCTGCCCCGGGTCCTGTGGCAATCTCACTCTCACTGATCTGCCATCAAGTGCAGCTGTCTGCTGTATGAGTTTATCCCGCTGGTCAGTGTCAAACTGTCCACGCACGACATCGAGAATCCAGATACGACCATCAGTATCACGGCCCATCTTTACGCCGACGGTATAGTCTCCACTCCCTGCTGTGGCTGCTAGGTCCCAGGCGCGAGACATCTTCTGGATGTTCGGTGTCGCCTGCTCGATGACCAGACGTTCAGTCTTGAAGAAACTTCCCTCCCGAGGTGTCGGATGTTGTTGGTACAAAGCACTCCAGCCATAATCCCCACTGTTCGCGACCATGACCTCCTTGATGCGTCCGAGTTCCTTGACGTCATAGCGTTCTGGCCACAAAGCTTCACCAGGCATTCGACCAATCTGGTCAGACTCCTCGGCGATGGCCGGCAAGTTTAGGACTGTCCATCGATGTGGCTCAGATGATATTGCGCGAGCGGTGATGTCATCATGGTGCCAGCGTGTCGAGACGATGATGAGAGCGCCCTTCGGTTCCAACCTCGTGTATAAATCGTCGGTATACCAGTCCCACGCTTTGTCCCTGAACAGCGCAGATTCGGCATCCTCACGACTCCTGATCGGGTCATCGATGATGATGCGCCTGAAGCCCACACCAGTCGGAGGAGAGCCAACACCACGCGCCATGAAGGTTCCGCCTTCAGGCATTGACCATTCGTCCTGTGCGGCGTTGTCCTTCGAGAGTTTTGTCCTGGATGAAACGATCTGTCGTGACTTCCGACTGAAGCGTCTCGCGATGCGTTCGTTGTAAGCAGTGACCAACACGTTCGCGCCCGGGTCTCGCTCGATGCAATAGGCGCCATAACGAACGGTGACTGTCTCAGTCTTCCCGTGACGTGGAGGCATGTGAATCGCGAGTCTGTCGATCTCACCACGCTCCACAGCGTCAAGGTGTGACGCGATGGCGATGAGATGACGCGCAGTGTAAGACCATCCAGCCGGGAGCGTGTCTCGGAGGTAGTCGAGATAACAGGTCGATGTTTGAGCGCTAGTTTTGGTCTTCGGCTGGTTCTGCTGCGGCGGAGAGAAGTTGAATCGAGAAGTTCGCAATGCGCTCATGGAGAGCTGCAATTTGGGCAGCTGATTGACCATTGATGTACCTCTCACTTTGCGCCGTTCGTGCTATAGCCTGGAGCGCCTTCAGGCTGTCCTCGAGTACCGAGGTCAGAAGGTCATCAAGGGACTTTGTCGGAAGTATCGTCGAGCTGATATCGTGTCGACTTCCTTCGACAGGAGCCTTCATTCTGTCCCTGATGGAAATGATGGTCGTGCGTGGTAGACCACACGACCGTGCAATAACAGATGGACTTTGACCGGCGATGAGCGCTGATTCTACCTGTGCAAGAATCTCCGGATCTGTAGTGTTACCTCGTGCCATGTGTCTATTCTGGCGCATCCTGACGCACTTTGCGCCTGTAGTGCATTTGTCCATGGCACATGTAGCACAGAACCTGGACATCTTCCATCAACTCACCGCCGAGTCGAATGTATGTCACATGATGCACATCGAGCTTGTAGCCGTCATCCTGTCGACGGCCACACTGCTCACATGTCCTACAGCTGCGTTCGAGTGCTTTGGTGCGGATGTCTTGCCATCGCTGTGAGCGCATGTATTTGCGACGGTAGTCGCGCCACGTCTCATCGATGACCTGACTCGATGCCCCGATTGCTTTGAGTAGGCTGTAGGTGTTTGCCCATGGCTTCGCCATGATGCTCCTTACGACTTTATCTGTGTCCATTTGATTTCGTCCTTTACAGGATGGAACTCACCATGCATCCAGTCATCCGCGAACATGGATTCAGGATCCAGTGTGAGACCTTGTAAGGTCTTCGACTCACCACCCGTATGCATCACGAATGCCTCGAAAATGTCGGCATACCGAATGTATAACTCATGGTCCCACGATGCGCGAGTGATTGGCTTGCCATGCATCAATGGCTGTATTACTTCTTCAAATTTCATCGATTATTGTCCAATCTTTAGCCAGAACATCAGGACCACTGAATGTGGCGAATCCTTTACAGCGCCATGAATTTGCGCCATCGAGTTCGTAGCGCATCAGCGCACTGTCTACGATTTGCACCTTCCATCTGGCACCATCACGCTGTACCGCTTTGCCATCGCGAATGTGTTCCAGGACAAAGTCGAATCCTTTGCGTGTATGCGAATTCGGTGTATTGCCAATATTTGGCGATTTGCCACAATGGACGTGAAATTCCACTCGAAGTGATGGCTCACTTGTCAACCACTTCATAAAGCGTTTGTGATCGATGCCGCTTAATGCGATTGCTTCCCTGCGACCTACGCCATCGGCAATCTGTTCTGCCACATCGATGATGATTGATTTCTTCTCGTCGTATGTGTATGCGATTTCACTTGGAAACTGATGTCCACCTTGACCAGCTTCATTGAGCCAGCGGGATATCGTTGCCCTGGTGCAATTCACCAGTCGTGCAGCTTCACTGATGCTTTTCCCCGATGCTCGCAACTGAGCGACCCGATCGAGGATTTGTGCGCGTTCGTCTTCTTTTACCATCGTTTATCTCCCTACAAAGTAAAAACACCAGGCACACCCCATGCGTATGAGTGTGCCTGGCTGTCAGCGAGTGTCGGCAACCGGGAGACTTGGTTACTCGCTGGCATCCTCACCGAAGGGGTCTTCGATGTCATCAGCCTTGATGGTTGGCTGTGCAATCTTTGTCAGCTTTTTCTTGGCTGTCACAGGACTCACAGAAACAATGGCATTCGTCATGTAGCCACGCGTGTTGAGCTTCGCGTCGACTGCAACCATCCACTCCTTCGCCGTGAGCGTGTCAATGTCAAGTGCGTGAAACTCGGCCTGTGTGAGACGACGTCCGAGCATGCCATCAAGCAGGATGGTCAATGCTTGCTTGTCGTTGCCATATCCCTGGCGGGTGAACTTCACGAAGCGGAAGGCGTTGCCGTTGGTGTCGCCATACTCAGTGGTCTCGAACGTGAACTTGAAGTTCGGAAGCATAACATTCGGATCATCATACGATGGTCGGTCGATGCTCTCGACGTTTGCGAGACGGCAGACATAGGCGCCTGCGGCAGCTGCTTCAAACTGTGCTGTGCCATCGTTGAACGTGGCGGAAGAAAAGAACCCCATAACTCTCATACTCCTTTGGCCATAGGCCACTCGTTTGATGTTGGTGATGGTCTCAATTACCAATCCAAGGTTATTACCACCACCAACGTGTCAACGATACCAAACATCAAACCATCCTGTCAAGAAGAAGTTGATGCTGTTCCGTGGGCCAGCGTAAGCGCCCGGCCCGCAGGAACAGTTTCAACTCATACACCCTTAGCCAGCATCATTCAAACATGCTGGCAGGGGGGATTCCAAAGGGGGGATTTTCCTGACCTGTTCCCGTTTCTTTATCCTTAAGGGCGGAACAGGTCGGGAACAGGTCGCGGGAACAGGTCAAACGCCTATAAAAGACCAGTCGGACGGTACAGTTTTGCGTTCCTGGGACCCTTGTCAAATGCCACGATTCGACTGGCCTCAAGGTCCGCAAGTGTAGCTGCGACGACCGATTTTCGACCGCCACACAACTCCGCCAGACGTGCCTGAGAAATACCTGGTGTTTCACTGATCAGTTCAATGAGCTTCGAGCGAATCTCTTGTGTGATGGCTTCACTTCGTGCGCCAGCATCGAGCGTCCTGACCTTCGTGAGGCCATCCTCATCGCGAATCTCGAAGGTCACATCGATGGCGTCATCATCACTGATGAGACGGCCCTTAGTCACGTACATGCGGTAGAGGCCGTTTGCTTGCTTCTCGACCGAATAGGCCATGTCAGCAGCTGCGACAATCTCGGCTGCACCTCGCATACCTTCGTGCTTGACGGTTGAGTCCGTGCCACCTTTGCGGTTATGGTGAGCGATCAGGACAGTGATTCCGACGTCCAGAAGTTTCTTGAACGCGTCGTAGAGTTTACGCATCTGGGAGTTGTCATTTTCATCCATGCCATGGATGCGGACCAGCGAGTCAATCATTACGAGACCGACACCTGTGGTTTGACAGTGCTTGACAACGCGTTCGACGTCGAGCGTATTGTCGAACCTGATGCCGACTCGGTTCAGGTAGCCCATTCCTTCAGCCGAACGCATTCCGAGCTTCCTGAGCCGTTGTAGGACCTTCTGGACGCCCATCTCCTCATCGACGTAAAGGACTCGCGTCTGTGGAATCTCAAACTCGTTGAGCCATGAGCCACCAAAGCAACAGGCGCGAATGAGATCGCAAATGACCCAAGTCTTGCCACTTCCTGGCGGAGACGAAAGATAATGCAGACCACCAGTAGACAACACGTTCGGAATCAACCAGGACTGTTCGCCGAGTTTTGCTTCCTCGGTCTCCATTCTGGTCCAATCCCACACTTCCCACGGTGCGACTGTCTGTCCGCCTGGAAGGTCATCAGGCACAGAACCCGCTGCCCATTGACTCCAGAACCGTCCGACGGTCTCGAGGATGACTTCGCGCTCGAGTGGCGGGTCACAGTAAGTGTCACTCCACCACACCGCTTGAAGCTGTGCGACATCGATGCTGTAGCGCTTTGCCCTGAAGAATCCTAAGAGCGTGACCAGTGCATTGTTTCGGCCACCGAAGGCGCCACCAGATGCAGGATGCGGTTGCCACAGTTTGTCCCAGTGATGCTCGCCATGCGCAATGATGCGAGCATGAGTTTCCATGTCTCCGGCCACCATGAGCCGGAGATCGTCCAGTGAAAGTTCGTCCATTCCTATCCCTTCAAACTGTTAGGTCCTGCGTGTCCAGCGCAGTGGTTACCAATATACGACACTCCTCGGCATGTGCGACCATCCCCATTGTCCGCATCTGCTCGATGCCGATGATGGCATGATTGAAACAATACAGCAGGTATCGACCATGCTTGTATTGTCCGATGTCCCAGTTTCCACGCTCGCGTGTTGGAAGGTCTCCCGCTTTGGCTGATATCAACAGTCGAGACCACTCATCACCCCATGGATGCGCGGATGTTGTCTCCTTGACGATTATGGAGGCTTCTGGCGGGTACTTTGCGAGTTCGACCAACCGAGGCAGTTCTCGGTTTTTCCAGTTTAGAGTTCCAGGAACTCGTAAGATTCTTGACGGGTTCTTGCACTTGATGTCTGCGGATGAACTGAGCGAGAGCATCCATCGCTCGAGCAGCTGTACGAACTCGCGCTGTTCTGTTGGCTTAGTCCCAATGCCAGCAACCTTGAGCCTTCGGTAGCAGTGGAGACCCTTTCCCGAGCGTACCGCGACTGTGACCTTATCAAGTGTTGCAGTCTGATCCAGACCAGTAAGGTCATCGATGTCACACCAAAGTACGCCAGCAGTATGGACGTCATTGTCTCTTCCTCCTTTACGCCAGCGTGGAAGTACGCCGACGTACACGTCATTTCCCTCGTCACTCCACTGGACGCATGCATGGGCGAGTCCAGTCCAATCGTCTTCCGTCCTTGGAAGCTCATAAAATCGCATCTGATTTCGTCCTTGATTCAGACATCGAATCTCGACGAAGCCATCTGGATATGGCTCAAACAGCCATGACAGAAATGTCACGGCCTGTGATACACGGTTCATTATTTCCCCTTACAATCCTGTATGTCCAAACAGGTTCCGACACATTACCGCACAAAGTCTATTCAGCCAATCGACGTGATTTCCGCATACAGCCTCGACTTCTCACGAGGCAATGCGTTGAAGTATTTACTCCGAGCAGGCACAAAAGACAGCGAAGATAAAACCGACGATCTCCTCAAAGCAATCTGGTACCTGGTGTATGAACTTCACGGTGTCGAGCTGGCGGATGAAATCAACGAATCACTCAGTGCTGCCACGCATGCCACTCGAGATGCCAAGATAATCACATGTGACCTCAACTGCTTCGTGCCATGAATAGCACACGGCCCACGAATATGACTCACCGACAGCTGCGCGAAACGCATTTTGTCCGACAGTCAGTTTGTTCGTTCCAGCCTTCATTTCAATCCACAGGCCACAATGCTGTCCCATCTGGACAGGGACAAAGATGTCCCATACGCCAGATCTGACACCTTCAGCCTTCAAACGACCGGCAGTCGCCTTCGTACGGTATCCACCGTTTGGCACGGCGAAGATGACATCGAGACGCTGGTCACGGCCACCCATCATGTGACACCAACGGAAATAAGCAATCTGATGTTCTGACTCGTTCAAAGTTCCATCCTCTCGAAAATCTGCGCCAGGATATCGGCGCCGGCATTGACGCGAAGTTTCGCAATTGCGCGGACCTGTATCTGTCTGATGCGCTCGCGACTGTAACCGATCAGGAGACCGACGTCCTCGAGTGAGCGACCATCACATAAACCATCGAAGCCAAATCGAAGGCGAAGACATGCGACCTCACGGTCGGTGAGTATTGCCATCATGCTTCGCAGCTGTGCATAGAGTTCCTCCTTGTCTAGACTGTCCTGCACAGGTTTGTCAGCCGACGGGATGAAGTCGTACTTGCTTTGACCATAGGTGTTGACCTCATCAAAGCTCGACACAATCTTGGTGTCGTGTCTGAGGATTTCGGCTAGGTATTCAACGTCAAGTGAATCGATTTGTTTGTGAAGGTATTTCGGGTAAGTATGCTTGACTTCGCGAACGTACTCGAGAAGTTCCGCCGGAGTCGGTGGTTGTCCATGCTTGAACGTGTACTCATGGCGTGAAACTCTGATGTGCGACAGCTTCGCAATGGCGTGAGACGGTAGACGAATGTCGCGACCACGACTCTCGACACCGCGACCGATAGCCTGGCGAATCCAGTTGGTGGCGTATGTGCTGAAGCGATGACCGAGTGACCAGTCGTACCGCTGGACTGCATGATGCAGGCCTAGCATTCCGTCCGTCATCATGTCCTCGTGTTCGCACCCACGGCCACGGAACTTCTTGGCGATGGCGCTGACCATCCTGACATTGTGTTCAATCAGCTCAGCGGTTGCTTTGTCTTTGTCCTTTTGGCTCCCTGCTTGCACCATGCGACCGAGGAAGAACTCCTCCTCCTTCGTGAGGAGTCCATCTGTGCTGGCGCGTCTACTTATGCGGTACTGAGACCAAGTCTTGATGGTGTCAGTCACGAGCTTGCATAGCCTGATGTACGCGGTGATCTGGACTATTTGGCGTGTTCCAATCGGATGCCATCATGCATGCGGTCCATACAGCCAGGACAACGATTACGAATCCGCCGAGTGTCTGGATTCGCATCATCATGCGTTGACGTCGCTCGCGACGTAGTTGACGCTGTGAGCAGATGTGGCAGATTCGATGTCCACGGCCATAAGGCACGATGTTCGGTCGATGGCATTCTATGCAGCTGAGTTTGATATTTGTGTCCATAGGGTTCGTCCTTCTATCTATTCTGGGAGTGATTGGCCTGCACGTTTGCAGTAAAACCATTGTGCTACTTCGTTTTCTGTACGACCAACAGCATCGGCGAGGCGCTTGATGGTCGAGTGTCTGACAGCATATGCACCGGAAAGCATCCGACACACTGCTGATCGATTGATGCCGAGTCGCTGTGCGATCTCGACTTGTGTGAATCCATACATGCCGACAATATTCCACAGTTGACACATTATGTCAACAGGGTTATGATGTCGATGTGGTTGGACACCACGAAGGGATAAGAAATGGACGAACGGATTGAACTGAAGTGGAAGTGTGGTCACACTGCCACTTTCACTTTTGGCTATAGCCATCACGAACTCAAAGCGAAAATGCGCCTCATGGCCTCGACGCTGAACATCTGCGATATATGCCAGGCGCAGATTGAAGCAGACCACGCGTGGACTTATGTGCAGCTGATGCTTGAACCTAAACCAGTGACATTGACTGGCAGCGAAAAGCAGATCGCATGGGCGAGGTCGATTCGCACTGCTAAGTACGAAGCACTGGCGCTTGTCCTAGACTGCCTGCGTGAAGCGCACAGGACACGACAGGACGAATGGACGGCCATCGCACAGGCCATCAAGCCAGTGGTCGCAGATGTGTCTATATGGCGGTCGTATACGCAGTCAGGAGCCATCATCGAGCGGCGCAACATCAACTGGACGACAGCGTTTAGAAATGCGCTCAGCCGGGCAGGATTACATCTGGGAGGTTTGGTATGACAATGTCGGAGACAATCGGTGCAATCGCACCAGCGCTGGTCAAGGCACAGGCCGAGATCAAACCAATCGTAAAGGATTCCACGAATCCTGCGTTCAGAAGTAAGTACACATCACTCGATGCCATCATGGAGGTTGTTCGACCAGTGATGGCGAAACATGGTTTGTTCGTCGTGCAGTCGGTGCTTGACACCATCGATGGCGAGCATTCGACCAGCATCACCGTCGAGAGCCGTGTGATTCACAGCTCAGGTGAATGGATTGCTGGTGTCGTGCAGGTTCCTGTGATGCAACAGACCAGCCACGGATTCGGATCAGCACTCTCGTATGGTCGACGTTACAGCCTCAGTGCGCTTCTGTCGCTGGCATCTGACGAGGATGACGATGGCAATGGCGCGATAGGCCAACAGCCACAAGCACGGCCACAAATCAAGCCAGGACCGCCACAGCAGACCACGCTGCGCAAGCTTGCACCACAGGCGAAGCCGATACCTGGTTATCACAACGGTTCACACTTCGTTATCGGTGAAGAGGACCCGAACGCATGACATCTGAATGTTTCTACTGTGGAGTGATGTACTGTCACTCCACAAAGAATCATGGCGATCACATGCCAATACCAGAACGCAACGGAGGCACGGACATTGTTCCGTGCTGTTCCGCTTGTCACGACATGAAGGACAGGATTCCACTACACGAATGGCATTCTGTCGCATGGAAAGAAATTAATGCTTCGTGGCCCTTGTATGGCCGTTACACCAGAATATTCCTGGCGAAGGCATTGTCATTGATGACTGACTTTAATCAAAGAGTTCGAGATGAAGAGGAGGCAAACGATGAAATTTGAACTGGCCTTTGAAGCCCTACGCCATGGCTACTGCATCACAGTGCAAGAAAACAAAGCTCTCTGGTACAGATACGATCAGGGGATGCAGGCTGTACGCGCATATGTGAACAGCCTGTTTATGTCATATAAGCTTGACTTCCCTACTGACCGCATCATGACTGATGGTTGGCAGGTTGGTGTTTACATCGAAGGCAATACACCACTCTGGCTTGACATTCCAGATGCTTACGACATCGAGCAGATTATGCAGTATGCCGAAATCGCACTGGAAGAACGCGAACAACGATTAGCAGGCACTCTATGACAGGACTTGAAGCATTAATTAGATTGAAGATGCGTTTAAAAGCTCGTCGTAAAGAATGGGAAGAAAAGCAATACGCATATGTCCACACAATTACCCGTAAGGATGGAACAGTAATCACAGGCGTTATTATCTATAACGATATACCCAACGGCGGTATTTGCTCTCATGTTCCAGTGCGTTACGTAGAAGCAAGTGAGCTTCTCAAAGATGACTGGGAGGTTGTTGAATGACGAAACTTGTATGGATAACGCCAGATGCCGAGAAGGTCATCGGGTATTGCGCTCGAGTCTCCAACCCATCGAACCAGGACAATCCTGACGTCACGAGGTTGCTTCGGTATTGCGTCGGTCACGGACACTGGTCAATCTTTGAGATGGCATCGATGTGCGTCGAGATCAAGACCACGAGAGCCATTGCAGCTCAGATTCTTCGACATCGGTCGTTTTCGTTTCAGGAGTTCAGTCAGCGATACGCGACCGTGGTCGAGGACATCGATGTCCCAGAGATGCGCCTTGCAGGCTCTAACAATCGGCAATCCAGCCTGCCATTACCTGCCATCGAGGAACTGACAAAAGAACAGCAGGATGCTCTGTATTTGGTCAATAGCACCATCGAGTTCGCGACCGACGTGTATCGCGATCTCGTCAAGAATGGAATGGCTGCGGAGACTGCTCGCATGGTCCTACCGCTTTGCACTCCGACCACGATGTACATGAGCGGAAGCATCCGCTCCTGGATACATTATGTCCAACTGCGTACACGCCAGGACACGCAGCTCGAGCATCGCGACATCGCGCAAAGCATCCAGAACCTCATGCTGGAACATCTGCCGATAACGATGGAGGCGCTAGGTTAACACCATACTGGTGCGGAGGTATTTTTTATGGCACGTAAACCAACAGTTGACAAAGAGATCACACGCGTAGAGGAAAAGCAGGAAGGACTCCTGTGGCTCCTAAAGGCCAGTGAACACGAGATTCTGGAACGCTTGAATGCTGAGGATGCAATCATCTTCATTCACCCTGCGCTTGATGGCGTCGTGAGTTTCCGAATCGAGGAGAATCCACACCACGAACAAAAAGTGGTGCATGTCTGGCGGTAAATGTATAACAGTCTCGCCAGTCCTCCCAGGCTGGTGATTACTGAACAACCAACCAAACAGAAACCATCTGTCGCATGGCCCCGGTTACCGGACGAAGCCCATGTTATACAGATGGTTTTTGGTTTGTCAGAAGTTCACGAAGCCGAAGCCGCCGAACTTCCCGAGTTCCCGCCAGTTTCGTTTCTTCATGTACAGGCCATCACCATCGCGCTCGACGGAGAGTTCATCCGAAGGTTCTGGGCTGGTGTTGCCTTCGACCGTGTAGACGCCCCACTCCTCGACTTTTGTCACGATACCGATGTGTGCGATGCGAGAGAGCGCATGGAAAAAGAACAGCGCCACATCGCCACGCCGTGGACGCTTCGTGGTTGTGCCATCGATGATGTGCTGGACAGGTAGCCACAGTCCTTCGCTCTTATGCCAGCGTGACCAGTCTGGACAATATCCAGATCGAGGATAAGTCTCGTCGTATGTTATGCCGAGCTGTGTGGCCGCTTGCTTGTGGCGGAAGCGTACATGTGCAGCGCACCACGGTGAGCCAGGAGGAATCACAGGTTTGCAGGATGCCTGATATGCCTCGACTGCTTGACCTCGATTCTCACCGACTTCCTGGACGCCAATGTTCGCGACAGCCAGATCAGTTGATAGAAGTGCGATTCGTCTTGATGGTGCTGTGTCACTCATGATGTATACTCCCTCCGTCCAAATAGGTTCATTCCTAATCCTCGCACCTCCGGTACCCCTTCACCGGAGGTGTTTTATTTTCAGTAGTCAAGTAAACCTTGACAACTCACAAGGATTCCTTGTCACATCACCAACTTGTAAGAAATCCTTACAAGTTCACCATTTTCTTGGCATCACGAAAAAGGTCAGGAGAATGTCTCTGCATCGTCTGAAGACGACACGATGGTGATGCCATTCGTCGTGTGCGTATAGATGATATAGACAACTCCGAGGCGCCAGTAGCAGGCAATTTCATCATCAGACACATTGCCTGTTACCACGTTACTTGCAGCTGTGATGACGTTACCCATCGGGTCACGTTTTACGCGCTGGATGTTGCTCGAGCTGGTGCGGAAGAAGATGTACTCCATTCCGTTTGGCGACACGCAGACAGTGCCATGTGTGCCAGTTCCGATTGTAGTTGCCACGCTGACTGTATTCCCTTCGTCTTCGGTCGTGTACCGCTTGATGGTCCCGCCTGTGTCGTCCACAATGATGATAAGCGCCATCGAGCCACTGTTCTTTTGATACGCCAGAGATAGACATTCGGCGTTCGTGATTGGCGTTGTGACCTCATCCCAGTTCGTACCGTTGTGCGCCCTGGCGTGATACAGCTTCACGCCACCACTTGCTGTTATGACTCCGTATGTCGCCTGTTGCGCTGGACTGACATCAGCGGCTGTGCAGTTTCCTTGAAGGTTTTCCTCACGGAATACAGCTCGCTGACGCTTTGCGCTGTACATAGGATTCACACCGACACTCGATGCGCCGATGAGGATTGAATGATTCGCTTTGCCGAGTCCGAACGGTAAGCCAGTCTGGTAATTTCCAAGCGCATCGAAGCTCGAATCGGTTCCTCGTGAAGATGAGTCGCTCGAGAGTTGAAGTGTTACCGTTCCACTTGTCGCCGGGTCTCCTGATGTATCCAGGACAATACCGTGTGCTGGCCCTCGAAGGATGGCGCCGAATGGCAGATACAAAGCACTGTCTGTACCGCCATTCACATCGAACGGGTCATACAGATCAGGAATGAAATCACCATTGATGGAATCGAAAAGTGTCTGTGCTGTGATTGTGCCTGTCGCAATCTCGAAGCCATAAGCAAAGTCGGTTCCTGATGTTGCGTTCGGCGTTGCGAGGATTCCGCCACCATAAAGCCATGTCGAGATACCAGTGCCACCATTCAGGAAACAGTCTCTCAGTGGAGGCTGTGAGACGCTACAAGCACCACTGCCCGGGTACGCCACGGAGTTCGTCGCGGTCCAGCCAGGATGTCGGACGATACTCGCATCCGATGCATTGACCTGACCCGCGAGGTCGCTGATCGAGAGCGGTGTGACACTGTATGTTGTGACTCCGGTTGCACCACCGACAGTCTTTTGCCACCAGTAGTCCGACTCCTCCTCATCGCGACCGTCGTTCTTTTGTTGCCAGAACCGACGTGAATAGTAATAAGTCGTCGTGTCGACTTCGGCGACGATGGCAGGCGTGATGCGCTCGTGTTCGTAACCGAGACCGGATGGAACATAGTGACTGTTACTGAATCCGTGAGTCGTGTCCTGCTTGAGTGTCGTGGTTCCGAGGTCAATCGCCCCTGTAGCGATGCGTAGACGCTGGCATGACGTAACACCCCAGTAAGCACTATCGACGCTCTCTGAGCCAGCGTAGGAGGTGCTGGCGGTATTCTTCCTTGGGTAGGGATTGTCCTTGCCATCGGTGAGTGGAAGTGCGGAGACAGACCACGCATCCGGACTGCACAGGTCGATGGTCACTGTGTGATAACTGGTATTCGGAGCTGTGATGTTCCACGTTTTTGTATTCCCATGAAAATCGGTAATGACAAAGGTTCCAGCCACACTCGTCCCGCTTTGTGCCTTGATTTGAATGTCAAGGTATCGGTATCCAGACATGCCTTCGTATGGTGCGAACGAGCGGTCGTTTCCTGTTCCTGCGATGCTTCGTGTCGTGGCATACGCGAGTGACCAGCCATTGAACCTGAAGCCACGGAACATGCACCGCGTCTCTGTATTCGCTTCACCGACAGCTGTAAGTGATGCACCAGTAATGGCACACGAGATGCTTGCTGGAACATCATCGAGGGATGTAGTCAGAGTGTTAGACCCGTAGTCCGGATCCGTCAGGACCGTCGTGGTCGCATAGTCCACGAAGGTATCTGACCCCGACATCGAGCCTGTTCCAGTTATCGCCCTGGAGGAACCATCGAATCCTGTGACGGTCACTGTGAGTGAGTCCGGGTACGATGTCGACCACGCCCTGGTTCGACCAATGACAGCGACACTGCGATCTAGACACGAGCTCGTGCTGATGGTGGCCGCAGCAGTCTCGACGATACCTCCTCCACCTGTCGTGCCGAGAACGCTGAGACTCCACTCCGTGGCGCTCTGCGCGTGAAAGGTGTGTGCATGCGTGATGTCATGTACAGCGACCGTGTTGACCTTGACCAAGGAAACAGCGAAGTCATGGCGTACATCACCGGAACTGAATCCATTCGCACTCAGGATCGCGGTGTAGTCTGCTGTTCGCCTCGATGTCGCAGCTGCGGATACGCTAACACTTCCACCATTCGCGGTAAGACTACAGGCAGCTGTTGCACTAGTCGTGGTCATTTCATGCCAGCGGTACGCAGTTTGTGGAGGGAACACCGTCGGCGCCACACTCGAGCTGTAGGCTGTCTCAGTAACATCCCACAGTTTGTCTGTCGATACCGATGCCGTAAACGTGCCAGCACATGTCACACTGACATCGACATATGGTGTCGTCCCTGCGGCAGTTCCTGAAGCAAGCACCACGTATCCCGTGTTAGTGCTTCCGTGGCCGTTATTGACCGCGAGGTTTGCACGGAGTTCCCACGTCCAAGTCGCGAGAGGTGCTGGACAGTTGACCGTCGAAACAATAGCCAGTGAAGCTAAGAAACCGAGGTGTCCCCCAAAAGTAAAGTCAGTGTAATGCGTGTCGTAGTCTGGCTGTATCGGTTGCAATGCGAACTTATTCCAAACACGCTCCGTGACGTTTTGCGTGTGCGACATCGTGAGCGTAGATGTTCTCGTGCCATCGATGTACGCCACTATTCTTCACCAAAGAGGTACTGACCTCTGTAGACCGCTTTGCGGAACTGAACGGTTCCATTCTCCACCACGAACTCAATGCTAGGAATCGCTACGATTCGATACAGGCCCTTCACTGTCACGCCGTCAGGCTGCATGATGGTCACGATGTCACGCACCCATAAAGGTCTATTCGTGGTGCTCAGAACCAGAAAGTCACTCTCCCACTCGATGAGGATGCGCCCTTCCATGAGTCGGTTCTGTAGTGAGATTCTCGCCTGATAAGCAACGTCAGCATTTGTGATGCTCGGATCAGCGAGGATGTATGGAACTGGTCGCCCCCTCCAGTTGTATGGTCGGTCGGCTGGTAGTGTGGTCGCGTCCTGGCTCGCTGCGTCTGCATTGTACGAATACAGCAGGTCGCCGTTTCGTGGATCCTGTCCAATGACTGTGATCTGATTGCACTCTGGCGATTCATAGTGCGCGGTCATACGACGCACCACGCGCTTCTCACGTAGCGCCGCAGTGACTCCAGCAGCTGTCGCAGCAGGGACACTCTGATACAAAGTCATCACGCTGTCGAATGAGAGGTCGTACGGATTTGCCCACTGGTATTTATATCCAGTCGTAGTCGGACTCCATCCGGTCACGAACGTCGCAGCATAGTCGGTTTTGAGTTTGTTTAGCATCGATGCGATCGTGTCGCCACGCTGAGGAACAAATGACGAATAACCACGAGCGATGTCTGGACTCCGCGAGATGTTGATACCTGTCACATCGGTGTACAACAGATAAGTCGCTGGAGGATAACCGGCAAGTGTCATCATGTCACCGATGGCGGCCTCCGCCGTGTAGCCGTCGTAGAGCAGCCCATCCTGGAAGTAATACAGCTCAAAGTCTCGTGAACGGTCCTGTCCTTCGAACTGGAGTTTTGAAAAGTTCTGCGACAGATCTGCTTGCTCATACTGAATCTGCGGAGGCGCCA